TACCGTTTATTACAGCCGGTACATACTTTTCGAACTGTTTTCTTAGTTGTCCGGTCTGTACACCCTCCAGAAGATTTGTCATTATATCTTTTTGTTCAGCATTCAATGGTTGAATTAACTCATTGATAACTGAATCTCTCTCTGCCGTGTTCTTAAGATCTTCTATTTCTTTAACTTTTGACTCGATGATCTTATCTTTCTCATTGGCAGTCTCTTTCGCAGTTTCTAATTGTTGTTTCGCTGTATCGACAACTTTTAGAAGTTTTGAAGTTTCGCTCTTACTATTCAAGAAACTGTTTGAGTATTCTTGACTGTAAGTTTCGAACATTCTGCGACCAAAGTCATTCTTACGTGCCGCATCAATATCATCTTTTAGTGAACTAATCTCTTTGTTAAGAGTTTTGCCAACTATTTCTGATACCTTGTCAGCGCCTTTTGATATAAAGTTGTTTCTTACTTTTTCAAAATGCCCTTTTGCTTCACGGATTAGACGTACCTTTGTTTCGGCAACGTCTTGTTTGTCTTTTTGGAACTCACTTATTTCTTTAGATAGAGCCTCAACCACAAAGTCCTCAAGTTTGCTGAAATTTTCAGCCATTACTTTTTGGTCATTGTGTAGTTCAGCAATCTCACCTTTTAGTTGTTCAAAAACAAATGCCTTCAGTTTGTCTGAATGCTCACGGATTTGAGTAGCATACTTAACTTTTTCTTCCGCTAACTGTTTCTTGTCTTCCGCGAACTCAGCCATTTCTGCTTCGATTCTCTCTGATACCATTTTATCTACAGCATCAGTTAAATTTGCTTTGTCGTGTTCATACTTCTCTGCAAATTCACCTCTCAAATCGGCAGTAACAGCAAGTTTGTTTTCTTCAACTTTCTTGTTCCACGCTGATTCTATTTCTGCTCTGATCTCTTCCGAAATTGCGTTCGTTTCAAAAAGTGATTTCAGTGCTTCTAACATTTTATTTTTCTCCTCTACTTAGATTGGAGTTTTCCAATTATGTTTACTAGTTTTTCTTTTAGATATTGTTGTGCCTGTTTGTCCCTTGCTGAGTTAAATGCTTTATAACCGCCGTTTGTATTCATTAGGTGCTCGTAGATTGGCTTAGGATATGCTCCTGGCGCCGATGGTTGTGCAACTATGTCAACGGTAATAATTTCAAAATCTGATACTTTTCCGGATCCGTCTTCTGATACATTACCACTACCACGCGATGAGACCCCTAATTTAACTCCGCTTTCCAGCATTGTTTTAACTAGAGCCCCCATCGGTGTTGGTAATACTTTTAATTTTCCGTATCCGTTAGGTCCGTCCATCCACATTTCATTAACCATGTGTGATACACGATCCAAATTGATGTTTAAGCCTTCTGGATGATCAACTTCACCGAGAACTGAATATCCTCCCTTGATCTGATCGTTGAGCGTACTGACAGCCCTTTGGATTTCGTTAACAGGGTACACTCTCTGGTTGGCGTTCTTCACACCACCTTGAATGCATATGCCTTTCATGTAAAGGCTTTTACCGTTGTTTTCATCCTTAGACTCAACGACAATACCCGCTTGGTCGAAAGTCAGTGTCTCACGTAGTTGTAACATCCGTTTTCCTAATATCAACTATTAACTGCCAATTGCAGATTTCTTAGATGAACCATCTGTTCCGTCTGCTGTATTAGCCTTTGCCGCCTTTGGAGCCGCACTTTTGTTACCAGGTTTGTTGATGTTTCCGCCGTCATGCTCTTTAGCCTTTGGTGCAGGTCTACCTTTTTCCTCACCACCTTGGACTAAACCTTTTGCATCTGCTTTTGCATCAGTTCCGCCTGATTTAGCAACTGGAGACGCTGTGTTGTCGCTACCATCTGAATGTTTTGCGTCAACTTTGTTCACGTACTCTCTTATTTCTTCTGTTGCTGATTTTGGAGCAGTTTCTTTCGATTCTACTGCCTGTGCTACTTCTTCAGGAGCAAGTTCAGGAGCAACTTCTGTTTCTCCCTCTGCATCTTGACTTACAATCGCTTCGTCTTCTTTGTCGTCGCCATTGTCATCGTCGCCATTGTCGTCAGCGTCGTCGCCTTTGTCTGACATCATTTTTTCAAATTCTGCCTTAAGGTCGTCAATTGCATCTTCCAGGTCAACGACTCTGTCTTCCATGTCTTCATGGTCTTTGTCGTGTTCCCCGTCTTCTTCACCTTTGTCTGCTTCGATGTCACCCATCATATCATCAGTTGCGTCGCCGCCCATTTCTGCTGGTACTTCTGGTGTTTCTACTGCTGGTGCTTCTGAATCTTCAACATCTGCTAATGATTCGTCAGTTGCTTCCTCATCTTTTGACTCTTCTTCTTTTGCTTCTTCGTCTTTTGATGCTTCTTCAACTGCTTCGTCTTCTTTAGCGTCGTCTTTAGATGCTTCTGTAGTTTCTTCGTCTTTAGTTTCTTCAGTTTTTTCTTCTACTTTGTCGTCTTCTTTTTTGTCTTCTTTAGACGCTTCTGTAGTTTCTGCTGATTTTTCTTTAGACTCTTCTTTTGAAGTTTCTTCTACTTCGATATCTTTGATATCATCTTCTAAAAGACCTTCATATATTGATCTCGATTTTTCAACAACGATATTGTGGAAAATCTCTTCAGCCGCCGCTTTGTCGTCGGCAACTAGTTTTTCAAGCATTTGCTCGAATTTACTTTTGTCTGACATTGTTTTTCTCCTATTAACGT